GGTAACTGTGGTAGCTGCACCAATTGAAATGGGTGACATTATCACGCCATTCCGATACATAGTAATCATATTTTTATCAGCGTCGATGGTGAACCATTCGACACCAGTAAATTGTTGTGCAGTTACGGTCAGTCCAGCTCCAGCAGTCCCGGTGAGCGTAACTGTGGCTGACATGATTAACCTACTGGCACGTATTTGGCAATATTCGGGTTATAAACTAACAGCATGATTTCTCCAGCGACGGAGGCTTTAGCTGTCAGAATATTTCCCGCTGCTGTTACGCCTGCAACTCCCGCGAACTGAATTGCAATCATATGCAATCCAGTAAGAACAGGAGTAATGTTGACAACCGCAGTATTACCAGTGAGAATAGTGAGAAATCCCACAGGAGCAATAGTTGCGGCTGATGCAATAGTAACGGGTTTCTGTGCCAGAGGACTCTGGAGAGAAACCCAGTTTTGAAAATCAAGTTCGGGTGCTGGCATGTGTATCTCCTTTTGATTACTAATAGTTAATGTTAGTAACCAGCCGGGACAGCCAACACATCGATATAGGCACAAGCAGCAGGGTTCGAGACGAACGTCTGCATACCGTTGACCATATAGAAGATGTCAGCAGTCATGACACCACCTGAGGGTCCGCGAATCTCGAAGATTCTACGCCCATCAGTAGTATAGAATCCGATGGGGAGGATTTCTCCACGACCCCAAACTTCATCTACTACAAAGTCAATACGAGTCTGGTTCCAATTGAAGGAACAAGTAACGTCGGCGCCAGCCATCTGCTTGTCGCCACCGAAATACATGTTCAACTTCTCATCTTTGGCAACCTTCTGGATAATGGAAACAAGCTGTCCGATTTCCTCGTAAGCCTGTTCCTGACAAGGATGCATCCAAGCCTTGGGCTTGAAAGTGTTGTCAATTCCAACACGGTTGCCAATCTTATTCATCGCCAATCGTGGGAAAGGCAATGAGAGTGGATTTGAGTTAGCATTGACTCGATTGGCTCGAATTTCAGGCGTGGCCGCACGCGAGAAACCCAACCAAGTCCCAGTTGAGGCATTGCTGTGATGATAAGGCACACCATACAACGCCGGGAGAGAAGTAGGTGCAGAGATACCGTTAGTGACAATCAAGTCAGTAGCGATAACACCTGCAATCTGTGGAGTGATGGAAATCGTCTTGTTTTCGACGTCCCACTGAGTAATAACACCGCTACCACGGAGAGTTGCAAGCGTTGCGTCGAATACTTGGACGGTCTGTCCAAATCGCATCAACCTCGCACCAAATCCATCAGTAGTCAGCGTAATAACGTTGGAACCGCCAGCAGGGGTATCAGTGGTGACAGTTCCGATAACACCGTTACCGGGCTGCATCATCTGAGAATCCAACTGCCTACGCAGTTCATCAAGTGCGGTAGCCGTAAGACGACGGACACCATTAGTAATTGCCTTTCGCTCATCATCAGTAGACCACTGAGTGAGCTTCGTGTATTCGATGTTCTCGCTTACGAATACACTAGTAACAACAGCTTTGTCGAAGGTAGGTCCGCCACCGCGTCCCAAATCTCCGCCATCAGCATTGAAATACTGAAAGCTTCCACCAGGACGCAATTCCAACGGAACTCGCATCTGACGATTGCTGATTTTTTCTACGTCACGCTTCTTGATGTTGGCGTAGAATTTATCATCGCGCTCGAACAGAACACGAATCTTTGGAATTACTCTTTCGAGTTCTAGTGCGGCTACCTGGGATTCTACAACAGCCACAGGTAACTCCTATGTCCAAATGATGCGCATACCAGTTACGATACCCGCAGCATTTATGACGATGTTTGCCGGTAATGCAGTAGAGTCAAAGGTAACAACAGTGGGGTCAGTTTTGTGAATTCTAATCCCAGTATCGCCACCCACACCCTTGAGAGTTAGTGCTTGAGTATTACCGGAAGGAGGAATAATCGTGGCTCCTTGTGGGGTGCTTCCACCACCGGGCAACGTAATAGTATTATCACCGACAGCTAACGAATGAATCGTTATACTACCAGGTGCAACACCATTTGGCGCTGCGGGCAGAGAATTAGTGGCTTGTATATCACCACTGAAGGTGATAGCAATAGTTCTTACTGCGGTTACAGCCATCTAATCCCTACCTTGGAAGTTATTCGGAGTTAAGAAAATCCAATGTGCTCATTCCCGCAGGAATGTCCTTCGCGTTCTTTATCTTGCCGGGACTTGTGGCTCTCGGCTTACCTGACGGAACTGGACCCCTTGGGGTCTCTCTTTCTTCTTCCATCTCCCTTACACGATGTCCCGTTCCTCGCAAAGCATCATTTCGGGCCTTTTTAATGACTGAAGGCAACAGTGTTTTTGCTCTGCTAAGAAAGGCACGCCTTACCCGTTCCTGAGACGCATCTGAGAAGTTTTCCTTGAAAACAGTTTCCCAGAGTTTATCGGCCAAACCCTTGAATCTGGTATCTTTCTCCATCAGATTAGCAAGGGTTTCGACAGCATCTTTTACAGCGTTCTTCTTAACGTATTCCTGCATAGACCCTTTAGGGTCGATATGCGATTCGATAGTGTTACGAATAACATTATTAACGCGGGTATTAACATTATTGTGAGCAACTTCAAATTGCTGACGGATGAATGCTTGTTCTCTCTCCGCCTGTTGTGTATTCTGCTGTGCTTCTTGTGGATTCTCACGAGCTAGATTGAATGGCTGAGTGAATTCACTACTACCGAAAAGAAATTGGTTAAGAATCTGCGCGGCACTTTCCAGCGCCTTATTATTCGATGCGCGAGATTCCTTCACCATTGCTTTAATAGTGTATCGGCCAATATTTCCAAGAATATGACCATAGGCTCGCTCATCAACGGAAGCGAGAGTATTCATGTATCCATCAACAATCTTCAGAAAACTATCAGGATTTTCTTCCTTGACAGCCTTCAGAACATTGACGATAGAGCCACCCATAATTTCACCCTCGAATTTATCGAGAGTTTCAGCTTTTTCAGCAACTACTTGGGCATCCTTTACGGTGCCAAACATTTCCGTGAACTGTTGATCACGGTAATAGGAATTTTCTAATTGAGGAAAATCCTTGAACAAGTTTGGATACTTGCTCAGAATTTCTTTTCGTCGAACCGGAGTTACAAGTTCCAGTTTTTCTTCTGGTGGACCTTCTAATTCCGCTTCGATTTCTGCTAATTCGTCAGGTTCTTCCTCACCTTCTGGTTCTTCTTCTTCCCCTTCAGGCGATTCTTCTCCCTCTGGAGAAGTTTCTTCTTTGCTTTTTCCACCCTTTGCCGGTGGCTTACCGATATCAAGAGTTTCTGGAGTTTCATCATCATCTTGACTTAAAAAGTCAATAGCATCTTCTTTCCCCATGCTACGACTTTCAAGTGATTTTCCCCCAGTAGGAGCAGGAGGACCACCAACAGGGTCAGGCGAAAAGAATTGAGGAATCTTACTGAACAGTAGCGACATTTTCTTCTCCCATTATTGGTGCTTCTTGGTCCTGTTCAGTTACTTCAGAACCTTCTTCACCTGATTCTTCTTGCTGTTGTTGTTCCTGCATAGCAGCCATTTGCACAAATTGTAAATGCATCTTGGCATGTAGCAGGACGTTCTTGTAACCAGCTTCGTTTTCTACTTTGGCTTGTCTACCAGCCTCACCAATTATCCATTCACGACAGATATCAAATTGAATCTGATGGTCATCGAAGTCAGGTTCAACTTCAATAGACGGAAATTCTTGTGGCATTGCTGGTTGTCCCATCATTACCATATTCGGGTCTGGTGGCATGATGATGGGTTCAGAATTCAACAAGAGCTTAATTTCATCGTATTGCTTGTTTCTATCCTTTTCGCCAGGAACGATGAAATCAGACAGACCAATTGCATCACGAATAATTGGCAGATTTTCTGGAGCAGCCAGAATTGCAAGAATTTGTGGATTTGCAGCCTGTAAAAGCTGCATTACTACGTCCTTCTGTTGTGACCACGTAATCGGTAGGTTCTCATTCGCTTCAAGTTCCACTTTGCCAAGTTTTCCTTCCAACTCGGCCTTGCGAATGAATACATTGATGAAATTCCCATCTTTGTCACGTTGAACGTCACGTTCATCATAACGTGTTTCCTTGATGAACATGGGAATCGTTTTGCCAAAGATTTCTTTCCACCAAGTAGTAAATATCTTCCAAGTATTTTGGAGGCGCTGTAAGGCTTGAGCACGGCTCATTGAGTATTGAGAAGCTGTCTCACTGCCTTCTAAAGCACCTCCAAATAGCGATGGTAAAGCTCCAGAGACTAATTGTGCAAGACTCTGTATGTTTTGTGCAAACGGCATTACTTCGGCAGAAAGAGTTGCCGTTTTGACTTCGTGGAATGCATCTCCCACACTCTTTCCTGATTTTGGTGTGGCCTCGTAAATGCCACCTGGAGTTGATTCCATTTGCCTATAGGCGTTGAAATTAAGAACACCTGGGTCAGCAAATGTTTGTCCAATACCATGCTCAATAGTTTGCAAGATGAGACTAATGAGGTCATTAGTTATTTCCTGAATGGAAACGAGCAAAAGCCCAATAGGGTCAGAGTGAATGTAATCAGAAAGAGGATTATGAGTAAGCGTCCAACAGTCATCAAGACTCTCATTTTCAGCATCCGCAAAGCAATCATTTACAAAAACTGCTTTACAACCATTTGGATATAGTTTCTTTAGTTTTTCCGCTTCTTCTTCCTGAAGAACATTGAATGCAGCGGGTCTAAGCCACGCATTCCGAATAGTTACAACATTCTGGGGATATTCACCCTGATATTGTGGATTGAGTCTAGCCCATTCCGCATATGGGTCACGGACTGAGCCTGCTGAGGCTTTGACTTTTTGAGGATTAAGTTTACCATGCAGTTTGGCATAACGCTGTATGGCGAGAGAGAAGTGGGTTTCGTATTCATAAATTAGGTAGGGACAATCTTCTTGTCTCTTGGCGTAGTTTGGAACTTTTACGTAGAGTCCCCCATACGCCTCAAGACACATACGTGACTTTGGCTTATTGGTGATACCTACGAGTTTTTCTACAATGAGAGTTTCCTGAGATAGTTCAGGAGCGATAAGCTGTAGACAGTTCGGACAAAGTTCAGCTTCCGCATTCTGAACTGCATCCTGAACTGGAACATCGGTGTCATCAGGCATATATTCATCTTTAGCCTGATTAGCCTTCTGCTCTAAGGTGTCTAGCTGCATAGCCATCTCAGGATTAGTCTGAGCTAGTATAGCAGGGTCCATCATCTGGTCATCAATGAGGAAACCACAATTTGGACATGTGGTATACTGATGACCTTCTTCTTCAGTCGTGTATTTCTTTTCCTCGTAGGTTCCGTATTTATCATCTGCCTTAGGATATGAGTAGCAAGCTACCATTCCCTCAGTGCAATAGATAAATAGAGCATGAACCCACAGTAGAGGCACGTTATTATGACGATAAATAAGTTGTGCAATCTTGTCTCCGGCTTTGGCCGTAGAGAGGTCAAGATTATTATCAGCGTCGTCAGGGTAACATTTAACAGGAGGAACAGTAACGCTAAGAGCCGCAATAATGGATTCCAGATAAGCTCGGAACACATTAATTGGCTTATCATAATAAGATTGGTCAGTATCAGAACCTTCGCTATCGAAGTCCCAAATTCTCCAGTCGTGAGCCACTTCTGAATACCATGCACGTTGAAACCCTTCCCACATGAGTTTCAGACGACGCCAGGTTCTGAGTTGGCGCTCACGGATAGCAGTATCCTCCTTATCGAAGTGGTCAACCACTTCTTTTAGGAGTCTTTGCACATCCTCTGGAATTTCAGTTTTCATGATTCCCTAGTATCGGACCTGAGGCATCCGGTTGTAAGTTGAAAACATTCCTCCAATATCAGTGCCTGGAGCACCCATATTAGGACGTTCATATCCGGGTGGTCTGTTAAAAAGTCCACCAGCGACTCCGGTGTTCCCACTAGGACCATATCCGGAAGTTCCACCAAATATGTTTGCATAAGGCTTCGCAAATAGTTCAGGGGAAGGACCAGTATTCACCATTGGCATTTGAGCATTTAGTTCAGGTTTCATACCACCCATTTCGGGTGATACTTGTAGTCCCGGAGCTTGTATACGTTGTCCCGGCATTTGTCCGGCAGGAATACCGCCAGTTACGCGAGGACCACTAGGTAATTGCCTTCTCATAGGCTGTTTTTGCCTACCAAGTAGTCCGGCTGATGCTTTTACGCCACCAGCCATAGAAGGATTCCCGAATTGTTGTGCAGCAGCATTTAATGCTCCGGGTGCTGCCTGTCCCAAACGAGACATAAAACTCGGACCTGTATTAACTGGCATGATGCTTGTCCTTCACCTTTTTAGATGGCCCGGTATCTACACCTCGTTTATTAGCAGTAGCATAGAAAACTTGCTTAGCTTTCTTTGCACCATACTGCTTTTTCATATTGGACATAACTTCTTCGCCATGTCCTTTGAAGTATTTCGAGAGGGGCATTACTTTGTTTCGCCAGTTACGTATTTCTTATACATTCTAGTCAAGAAACCTTCCTGTGGAGCAGTATTCACAGGAGCCGCAGCTTTCTTCTTCTTTTCTTCTTCCTCTTTCTTTTTTCGCGCCTGCTCATCCCTAGCAAATTGCTGTATTCTACCAACCATGTCTGGTTGTTTCTTTTTAGTTTCGTCCTTAGTAGCACCTGCGAATCTACCTAGACGATTTACAGATTCACCCGTTGTTTCCTGGCGTGCCACTTTGATTCTCCCTCGTTTGAGTAGCGAGGTCTAATTCCTTCTCTAAATCTTCAACAGAAACAGCATCAGGCTTAGCTGCATTACGCATTGCTACCGCTTTAGCCCTATCTTCCTGTTCAAGAGCTTGTTGCTTTATCGTCCACGGAATATGCCGTCTTATCGATGGCAATTTCAGTGGTTCAGGAGCCACATCACGTTCAGACTCTTTAATAGGATTAAGAATCCTTCCCATTAATTCCCTTCTTTCACGATGGGAATTTTCTAGTTCGATTTTGAGCACTTCACAGGAAGAACAGAACTTATTTCTGTCTTGCATTTCTTCCTTGAGTCTCAACTTTCTCAAATTATTTTCATAACGTATTTCAAGTAGTTCTCTTAGCCATGCGAACATTTGAACTCCAGTTAGAAAGTAACTTCTATTCTAGTATTACCGTCAGATTCCCCAACCTGACCTTGGTCGTTGAATCCCTTGATTTTCAACGTCCAAACACCATTGACAGTAAACTTAACTCCGATTTGACGAATATATCGTCCATCGAAACCAGGAGTTACTGGAAATTCAATGACAATGGGAGGTTCACCATTACCTTCGCAATAGTATTCTGCTCTGGTAATAGGACGCGCACTCCCAATCTCATATTTGATTAGTCCACCGAATGGGTCTGACCGCCTGAAAATGGGGTCAGCATGATAGATTACGACTCCTACTGGTTCTGGTTCTGGCACATCAGGAGGCTGGACAGGTGCAACCCACGGACGATTAGGGTCTGTCATCTCACCTAGTGCTTCACCACAGTTAGGAGTAGCTGCTTCACCAGCGGCAGTCAATACATCCCAAATCATGTTATCTGATTTACGATGTAGAATATCACTGGCAATGTTTCCTAGCCCCGGTCTATCAGGACTGGTTACATTGAAACCCTGGTCCTTACGTGAAAGTCCCCAGTCAGCACCCTGTCCTACTGACCATGCAGCATCGTTAAGAATTTGTGCAAGTTCGGGACGTGTTGGAACAGTCCCATACTTTTGACGTTCACGGATTACTGCTGCACAAACATCAGAAGGAAGTTGAGGATTAGCCACTGTAGGTTCTCCAGTTATTCCGGAAGCAAATTGTTCCCACAAGGGACGAATTTCTGGATGATGTTGCATTCCATTAAAGCGACCATTTCCATTGAAAGGAAT